CTGAGAAATAAGATAAAGAATATACTTAAAAAAGTTCTTAATCTTTTGCACATTATCTCGGGAATTTACCCTTTTTGATTAATCTAACGAGTATTCTACCACAAGCAATATCTAATGCTTTCTTTGTGGTTATACCGATAGTTGATTGATTGAATTTAACATCACTCAGATTATCATCATTGAGTAAGGTTAATTCTCTTACTGTTTTAGCTTCACCAAGACCACTCGCAGCAACTATTTCTCCTGTCTCAGCATCTGTGAATCTAACTTGTAGACCAAGTCTTGTATTGACGGTGTTTTTCACACCATCTTTCAGGTTAACTGTTTCATCTTCGGATACAGAAAAATCATAAACCTCAATTGTTACAAAATAATGTGCGAGTCTAATTTTTCCTCTACCGTCGAGTTTGTCTTGAGAGATACCTGCTTGTGATGCTTGGAATTGTTTCACCATCCTGTTTTTAATCTCAGTTTTATCTTCAGTAAAAGTAAATCTGTTGAGTTCTGAGAGATATTCTAAAACAATGTTTGCGACACCTAAACCGACTTTCTTTTCTTTGAGTTCAGGATACTGTTCATAAACTTCTTCACTAATCCCAATTGTGAGAATCTGAATTGGGATTTGAGGACCATCATAGTCCATAAGTGAATCTATGTTTATTTTAGTTTCAAAACTTGCTTTATACGATTCTGTTTTAGTTGTTCCTACTGTTTGAGCAGGAAGATTCGTTGCAATAAGAAACATAGTAATGAACCAAAGAAGGGTTATAATCCAATATTTGTGTTTTGACCAAAAATTTTTCATATTAATCTTGTTTAATTAGACCACATTTAAGACACTCTTCTTCACCATCACCGTCTTTATCACCCCATACGTGTTCACACTGACGATGCTCGAAATACATGTCGATTATTCCATCTCCGTCCTCATCAATACCATCCATAACACCATCACCATCTTCATCGATTTCTACACCAACTTTTGGTGAAGCTTGTTGTATAACCTGAGGGACTATTTGAGAGGTCACGGGAGTTGATGATTGCATATCAGCAGTATTCGAAACTGAAACACCATCTTCCTCGTCCATTTTTTGAACTAACATCTTGTCTTTATCAGTATCACTGAACCAATAGTCAATGATTTTACCATAAGAACCGATGAAAGCACCAAGGAGTAAAAGAAGAAGTTCTTTCCATTCTCCACTGATATTACTTTGTTCGAAAATCGCCATAAAAATTGCTCCCATGATGATGACGAATCCACCTAATACAAGAGCGGTAATCCACCATCTTCTTTTCATCATGGAGTTAAGTAAATCTTTAAATCCTGTTGGTTGTTGCATAAATTACCATTTTGGTTCTTCAGAAAATTCTTTTTCTTTCTTTGGTTTAGCAGGTTCAGCTGGTTTAGCTGCTTCTGTAGTTTTTTCTTTGATAATTACGGTTTTACCAGGAGCAGCCTGTTGTTGCTGTTGTTGGGTGTTGTTGATTATGATGTTTGGGGTTGCTTGTTGTGCGGGTTGTGCTGCTTCTTCTGCCCCACCACCAAATAATAGTGTACTTAACCATACACCACCACCTGCAACTACAGTACCTAAGGTACCTACGATTGTTTTTTTGAGACCAGACCATGTTCCGTCGTTCGTCTCTTGGATTTGTTCTTCAGACATTTTTTTAAATTTTAATAAATTGTTTAGTTGTTTTATTTCTGGAATCGAAAACTACCAATTGGTATACTCCATTAGAAAGACCTTGAACATTCAATCTTTTAGTGATTTTTATTCCCAAGTCATCTGATTGGATTTTACCTAAATTTAGTACTTCCTTACCGCCGATATCATAAATAGATGCATATACGACAGTTTGACTTGGTAAATTAATTTCTAAGTTTAAGAAACCTTCAGTTGGGTTTGGAAATACTTTCATGGTTATTTTCTCTTCAGGTGATGGTGCTACGACCATCATGGCTCTATAGGTTAAGACTGTAACATCTGATACAAGGCTAATATTGAAATGGTCCCCATTTGAATTAGAGGCGTCCATAAGTTTTCTAACGTAGACCGATGTTGAAATGTCTTGATTTGGATTAATGGCTGTGAATTTTAAATTAAAAGGGGTCACTGCTCCGACCAGTGACCCTGTTTTTTGGTTATTCATTCCTCCGAATCTAACAACACCTTTTTGAGGGTCGTGGTTAACATATTGTAACCACGGTCCCCCCAAATTGGATTGTATACCTTCGAATTTTACTTTACTAACATCATAAGACATTTCAAACTGTAAACCTGTGTTTTGAAGCCCGTTAGTTTGAATTTTAAACGGAACATTCAAAGGTTGTCCCAAAACATATTGATTTGGAATCTCTACATTCATATTTCCTATGAAGTTGTATGCTAAAACTTCTCCACCTTGAGAGTCGAATACTGGTGAAGAGTGTGTTCTATCAACGTCTCCAAGTATGAAATATTTCAAGTCAAGAGTTAGGTTTGTTGTACCTACAGAGTCCGTTACGAATATACCTCTGTTAGAGTACGAAGCCCAACTTGACCATGTAGTATTGGATAATACCAAACTATCATATTCATTCTTTTTGAAAACGTTAATTAATTTGTTTAAATCGATTGGTTTTAGACCTGATACCGATGCGTAAATCCCATAAGGGTCACCAGCGTCTAAAGTTCCTGTAAGGTTAATATCACCAATTAAATAAGATAATGGATGTCTTAAAAACTGACGACCATATCCCTGATTAACATCTGTTGATGTAAATTCATTGAATGTTTTAACAGCATCAGTTATTGTAACTGCTCTGTCTCTGAGTAACGCTAAACTATCTTGAGGAAATCTTAACTCTATTTTATATCTTGTATTTTCCTCAATATTACTCAGAGTATAGTTTCCCGTTGCAGCGTTTGGTTGCGTTGAAGAAACTAACTGATTGGTATTCAAATCATAACAATTTATGGTAGGTAACAAGCCTGATGATGTAACTGAACTTGGAAGGTGAACTTTACCTGATATGGTTAAGTTACCTAGTAATTTTACTGCCAACTTTTTGTAAGATAAGTTAGCCACGTTATCACCAATTGATGTACCATCCATTTTAATCATCCTCACCCAGTTTACGGTGATAGAGTCTGATACGTAGTTCGGAGCTACGTCGTTAATTTTGTACTTGTTATGAATTATGTAACCGTTGGAACTAACAGCACTACCATTGGATAAAACTAAGTAGTTTCTACCAATAGCCCATTCTGTGTTTGCCACATAGTTGTAATTCCCATTTGAATAAGAATCATACTTGTAGTCGTTCCAAGATTTGTAATCCACAACAGGTGAGTTCCCGTTAACTGCGGGGTCTACCGTGGTTGATAGATACGTGAATAGGGTTTTCTTGAACTGCCAGTCGACTTGGAAACCTCGGATGTCTACACCTGATGCTGGTTTATAATACCAGGCAACATCCAAAGTATCACCCCTTCTAACTGTTGCAAGTTGTTGAAAGTGACCTATTTCTGGGGTTTGTGCATAACTACTAATACCACATATTAATAGCAGCAACCCCAAAAGGGTTTTTTTCATTTTACTTGAAAAGGTTTTGGATTAATGTCTCTGAGGACTTTTTTATAACATTCGAAACGGATTGTTGATTGATTGTTCCTGCTTCAGATATGATAATTGTGGACATAGAAATTTCTGAAGACTTTCCTGTAGAAAGATATTCTTTAATTTTCTTACCCGTTGGGGAATAAAGTGTTCCCCTCATTCTTAAAATTGTTTCACTATTGTCTTTGTGAAAAACTGAAACACCAGTGTTGGTTTGCAGAATATCGAAGTATATTAATTCAACTTTTAATGAATAATCGGAATTGTTTAGAGAATCTGCAAGAGTATAGTCCATCTCTTGTAAACTTTCTAAAATGATATTTTTAACACCAAAAGTTAAATTACGATTTTTAACCATTGGTCCAATTTGAATCTTATTTTCAATAGGATATATAAAAATTCTTTTCGGTTCCTGTTTTTCGTGTGAAGGAACGAGCAATAATAAGGTCAGTATGAATGATAGGAATATCTTCATTTGATAAAGTATCTTGGTATCTATAAATACAGATTTTTGGATTAAAATAGTATTTATTAATAAAGAATTTTTGATGCCTATACTGAATGAAATAAGTAGAATACGTGCTGTTATGGGATTTCTTAAGGAAGAAGAAGAAATCGGTGGTCTGAAAATGAATGTTAATCTCAAAAGTTTTGTTGAAACTTTACAATTCCTCAAATTGTATTCGAACAAAATTGAAAGGATGTTAATGGATATCTCAGACTTTGCTAATAATCAAATTATTGATTTCGATATGATGAATAGAGGTCTGAGAAAAGTTCTACTCAAGAAAGGAGACAAAGGAAAAAATGTTGAGGACTATTTGGGTAAAATTATCACTTCTTTGAAATATAGAGAAAGAAGTGGTTATGGAACTGAGCCTGAAAGTGAAGACTACGAATTCGAAATTGAAGAACCATCTATTGTTCCAAAAAAGATATTCAAAAAAGAATTATACGAACTACAAATTGAACTTCTAAAGTTACAGGAGTGGTTAAATAAAACCAACAAAACTGTTATCATAGTTTTTGAAGGTAGAGATTCTGCTGGTAAGGGTTCAACAATCAAAAAATTCGTTGAAAATTTAAATCCAAGATACTATAACGTAATTGCATTGGGTATTCCAACACCTGATGAGAGGAAAGATTGGTGGAGTAGATACCGTAAACAAATTAAACCAGGAATGATAAATCTTTTCGACAGAAGTTGGTACAATAGAGGATTGATTGAACCTGTTATGGGTTATGGGTCGCCTGAAGAGTACGAAGACTTTATGGAGAATGTTGCAGACTTTGAAAACGATTTAGTAAAAGATGGTGATTATTTGTTCAAACTGTGGTTCTCAATCGACAAAGGTACTCAATCTAGAAGATTTAAAATGAGACAACAGTCCCCATTGAAATATTGGAAATATTCCCCCAATGATTCTAAAATGCAAGATTTATGGGACAGATTTACAGAGTTCAAAGAAAAGTTGTTTGATAAAACCTCCACTTTAAATCACCCTTGGGTTATTATAGATGCTGAAGATAAAAGAGTATCGGGGTTGAATGCCATAAGATACGTACTTCAAAATATTCCATATGAAGGAAAGAATGAAAAAGTATTAGATAAAGAATTCCCTGAAGTATTAGCAGTATTAAAACCAAATTCGTAAATTATGAGAAATCTAAAACAAATAATTAAAGAAGCACTCGAAAAAGAATTAAATAAAACCTTAATTCTGAAAGAAAATATAAAAATTTCTGAAGCACTTCAGTATCATATTGATAACAATTTGTCTCTAACAGACAACGTATTCAGAGTTTATTCTAAGGGTTATTTTGATTTGGTTAATGAGGTTAGAAACCTTTGGAAGGATGGTAAAATCCACCTAAATGAAGAGGATACTCTAATGGTTGAAAGTGATTTGGGACAGAGAGTAAAAATAGGTGAAGAGATTGTTTATTTGGATGCACCTTTTGAAGTTGAGGATGATGAAGTTTTGGAAGAAGCCAAACACAGAGGAAAAAACGTAAAATTAGGTAAACCATTTAGAACACCAGGTGGACCAAAGAAATTTGCGGTGTATGTAAAAAGTAAAAATGGTGGTGTTAAAAAAGTAACCTTTGGTGACCCAAAACTAAAAGTTAGGAATAGAAATAAAGGTGCCGCAAAGTCATTTAGAGCACGTCATAGATGTGACCAAAAGAAGGATAGAACTACCGCAGGATACTGGTCTTGCAATGTCGGTAGATATGCTAAACAACTTGGTCTATCGTCTTCAAATTCTTGGTAATGAACTTAGAGAGAATTAAAGAATTCTTACAAAATTATTTAGATACTGTTGTATCTCCGAAGATTAATCAAAAACGAGAAAAATTGGAATTGAGTCCTATTGAGTTTACCGTTTTCGATATACTGAAGGGGAGTTATCAACCACCCATGATTCATGTGTTTCTACATACAGAACCTGAAATAAAAAAAAACTTAGGATTGAAACCTCACGCCGCAAAGATGTTATCAGAAGTAGAAAAGGATGTTGAGGGGTTCTTAAAAGTTTTTTCAATCAACAATAAAATTAAAGTTCATTGGAATAAAACTCCAATTTTCAATAATGGTACCATACACACAAACGATTAATAACGGCAAAATCCTGAGAACTTTCACACCTGATGTTGATTCCGAAGAATTGAAATGGCATCAAGATTTGAGTGATAGAAAAGTAACGATTTTGGAAGATGGTGGTTGGGAATTTCAAATGGAAGATTCTTTGCCAGTCAAATTAGAAAATGCAAAACAAATTGATATACCCAAATTTGTTTGGCATAGAGTTATAAAAGGAAAAGGAAATTTAGTAGTTGAAATAGAAGAGATACCATGATTTTAAATTCTGAACTTATACCACATGAAAACTTCCACAAAGGGTTTTGGTTGAGAACCAAAAATTGCCCTTGGTTTTTCTTTTATGAATCACCAAGAGAATTCAAACTGCCAAACAACAAAGAATTTTATAATACTTTGGACGAAGATTTGAAGGGTATTGTAATGAATCTACATTCAAAAAAAATACCAACAACTCCATCATGTTCAGGTCATATCAAAAGCGATGAACATTACGATAAAATTTATAAAAATCTTGTTCACACAAAAAATTTAATTAAAAAAGAGGGTGTTGAATTACTCAACCCCGAAACTAATAGAAAGTTTTTTTACAAAAATCAAAATTACCAATTACCATACACTAAAAATGAGTTCCTAAGAAAACTTGGGAAGTATCAAACTAAAGGTGTTTTAGGTATGGTTGACGACGGTACAATATTTGAAAAATTGAAAGGTAAAACACCTCTAAAAAAATCAGATAACATTACATTGATTATGACTGAGGGTAAAACCCAAAAGGAAATATCGAATAAATGGAAGGAGATTGAAAAAATATTGAAAGACGTTTAGATTAAATCTTTGATGTCGAACTTTTCAATAAATTTAGGGAAGGCTTCTTTGTATGACTTTTGAGTCTCATCCGAAATCTTGTTTGTGAACTGCCAATTCCAATAGAATGTATCGTTTGGTTTGAAACCATAATAGAAGTGAACTCTTTTCTGAGTATCTACAACATCAATACCTTTCCAGTTTTGTCCAACACAAATAAATCCACTTTGGATGTCTTTAATGATATTAGATTCTCCAAACGTGGTATGTCTGTTTTCAAGCCATGTAAGTCTTTCAATTAATTTCTGATAAAACATATTTGCTTGTCCCCATCTTACCGACGAGAAAAATATAACAGCATCTGACTCCAATAGTTCTTTTGAAATTTTCCAAAGTTCATCATCTTTGTTATTAAGACTCGCCCAACATCTATGTTCACCAGATGGATTCTTAGTTTTGTCTTTCAACATAGCCTTTTTTATACCACAGGAATTACCCTCGGCTCTTGATACGTTACCTTCACACGGATAAATCTTTAATTCAGGTACGTCAATTAGGACTGATTTGTCTCCAAGATATTCATTGATTACTAAGGCTAAAATTGTGGACTTGGGAATGTCCATCTTATTCAAATCCCAATTATATCTATTAGAGCAAGGTAATAGTAATACTTTATCAAGTTTTTCAAGTTCCTCAATAGTTTTCATTAAAGACTTGAAATTACCCGACGAACCGTTTTTCTCGGATACGTTGTATTTGTCTAAAATTTCGTTTAGGGATTTCATCATTTGATAAATACTTGGGGAATCTAAATAAAAACCCACCAATTAGGTGGGTTCAATATTTTAAGCTCGTTCAGGAGATGGTTCGGTAAATACAGGTATTGCCGTCATAGTTCGTACATATCGTTGAACCGCTTCTCTCAAAGCTTGATTTGGTTCATCTGGTGCTCTTTCTATTTCCGCAACCATTGGCACTTCTTGTGGTTGGTCTAGTGGTTCAGCAAGTTTCAATTCAAAATCAGGGATACATTCCTTATGTACTTGGTCCTGAATCTCATCCGAACATAAGGTTTTGTTTGTCGATTTAGATGAAAATATATTTTTAACAATTGAAAACATATAATTTTCAATTTCTACGTCCAAATAATCAATTCTACTATCATCGGCATTCCAAAAACTCATCTCTTTATCTTGTAAAGATTTATAACCAGCAAACTTGTAACCTGTTTTTTTGTTTATAAAATACACAAGGATACCTAACCTCCAATACCTCTCAAAGTAATTTTTTTCCCTTTGATATGTGGTACACCATCTTGTTCCTGCGCCATATTTTGCTGATGCTGAGAAAGTAAGGGGTCTAACAACAACCCAAGTTTCATCTTCATACTCCTTTATTACTTGGTTAGCCATTTCTTTTGAAAATTCCTTGATTGATGCTAAAGTCACTGCACCTCGCATGTCGTCTATAGATGAGTAGGAAGTAACATCTTTATTATCAATTTGATTTTTATCCATATAATAGATAAAA